GTAGAGTTTCTTATCAAGAAGGAACTGCTTATGGGGAGTTCAAGACAACCGCTGATTTAGAATTTACAAATTCTTCAGGTGTTGGCGTTGGAACAATTACAAACACTCTCGTTACTAGTGCAGTTGACTGGTATGATCAGCAAACTCTTGGATTAACTAATTCAACAGTTTTCTGGAAATCCGTTGCACCAAAACCAATTGCAAATAACTTTGCATCCACAAGAGCAGGATATGGTGATGGCATTCATGTCGTAGTTGTAGATGATAAAGGTCTTGTAACAGGTATTCAAGGTAACATTCTTGAGAAGCACATTGGTCTTTCTAAAGCACTTGATACTATTTCTTCTGTAAATTCTCCACAGAAAATTTACTATAAAGATTATGTTGCCGACTTCTCTGCTAACGTATATGCAGGCAAGAGTCCGTCAGCAGCAGTAGATGCTTTCCATGGAACAGAACCAAGAGCAACTGGTTTTACTGCTTACACTGGTGTTCCATCTGCTTCCTTTACATCAGTATCTACTGGTAGTGGAACATGGGGACAAGCAACGCAAGGCGTAACTTTCTCGGCAATCGGCAATGTATCGTATGTCCTGAAAGGTGGTGCAGATTACGGTGCAAGTGGTGGAATGACTGCTACACTTGGAGATCTTCAAACTGCATATTCATACCTTCAGAATAAGGATGAAGTTCAGGTTGATTATCTGATCATGGGTCCTGGTCTTACTTCTAAAGAAGAATCCCAAGCAAAAGCAAACTATCTAATCTCTCTTGCAGAAGAAAGAAAAGATTGTATGGCATTGGTTGGTCCTCATAGAGCAGATTTGGTTGGACAATCCAACACAACAACCCAAACAGATAATTTAATTGAGTATTTTAGTCCATTAACTTCATCATCTTATGCCGCATTTGATAGTGGTTATAAGTATATGTACGACCGTTTTAATAACAAGTTCCGTTACGTACCTTGCAACGCTGATGTTGCTGGTATGATGACTCGTACAAACATTGTTGCTTTCCCATGGTTCTCACCTGCAGGACAAGCAAGAGGTACATTGAATAATGCAATCAAACTTGCATACAATCCATCCAAGGCACAGAGAGATAAACTGTATCCTAACAGAATCAACTCCTTTGTAACCCAGGCTGGAACAGGAACATATCTCTTCGGAGACAAGACTGCGTTGTCTTATGCATCTGCATTTGACAGAATTAACGTTCGCCGTTTGTTCCTTACCATTGAGCAAGCACTTGAGAGTGCAGCAAACGCACAACTCTTTGAACTCAACGACGAGTTAACAAGAGCAAACTTCAGAAACATTGTTGAACCTTATCTTCGTGATGTTGAAGCGAAGAGAGGTCTCTTTGGATTCCTCGTTATTTGCGATGAAACCAACAATACTCCTGATATCATTGATAACAATGAGTTTAGAGCAGATATCTACCTAAAACCTGCCAAGTCTATTAACTACGTCACTCTAACATTCGTTGCTACACGCACGGGTATTAGTTTTGAAGAAGTAGCAGGTAGAGTTTGATTTAGCCTTACCATAAATATCTAAAGGAGAGTAAAACAATGGCTACAAGAGCAAACAAAAACCTTTCGGCATTCAAATCCAGACTTATTGGCGGCGGTGCCCGCCCCAATCTGTTTGAGGTTGAATTAACAACCTTCCCCGAGGCTATTTCGGGTGCATGGGATGCTGATACATTCCAGTTCATGTGTAAGTCGGCAGCACTTCCTGCTTCCAATATTGCACAAATTGATGTTCCTTTTAGAGGACGCATCTTCAAAGTTGCTGGTGACAGAACTGTTGATACCTGGACTGTAACAGTTATCAATGATGAAAACTTTGGTCTCAGATATGCATTTGAGGCATGGATAGAGCACATGGCGAAACTTTCTAATAATATGGGTGCTACATTACCAGCAGCGTATATGTCCAACGCTACAGTTTATCAACTTGGTAGGGGTAGGGAATTCTCAAGTCAAGATAATTCCGGCAGCAATAATGTTGTACTTGCACAGTATAACTTTATTGACATTTTCCCAACTAATGTTTCTCAGATTGATTTGTCTTACGACAATGGCGATCAGATTGAAGAGTTTACTGTAGAATTCCAAGTTAATTCTTGGAATAGAGGACAATTAACCGAACCAGAAGAGTCGTAATATCTTAGGTTTAGTCCTTTCATAAATAAATTGAAAGGACTAAACCATAAATCATTATGTCGTCAAAGTTATTTGGATTCTCAATTGAGAATTCCGAACCACTACCGCAAAGTGCCGTATCACCCGTTCCTCCTAATAATGAGGATTCGGTTGATCACTATGCGACTAGTGGTTTTTTTGGTAGCTACGTAGATCTTGAAGGTGTATTCAGAAGTGAGTTTGATTTAATCAAACGATATCGCGAAATGTCTCTTCATCCTGAAGTAGATAGTGCAATTGAAGATATTGTAAATGAAGCAATTGTTTCTGATACAAATGATAGTCCTGTAGAGATTGAACTTTCAAATCTTAACGCTAGTGATGGTATCAAAGCAAAGATTAGAAAAGAATTTAAGCATATTTTAGATCTTTTAGACTTTGATAAAAAGTCTCATGAAATCTATAGAAATTGGTATGTTGATGGTCGTATTTACTATCATAAAATTATTGATATGAAAAATCCCCAAGAGGGGATTAAGGAATTGCGATATATTGACGCAATGAAAATGCGTTACCTTCGTCAACAAAAGAAAAAACCCGGAGAAACACAAACTCTCAATAATCAACTTAGAGGATTGAAAGATCCTATGGAGTATGATTTTCCTGAGATTGAAGAGTTCTTTATCTACAATCCCAAATCGGGAAATTCTGCAGGAACTACCTCAGCAATTCAAAGTGGAGGAAGTCAAGGAATTAAGATAGCAAAAGATGCTATTACTTACTGTACCTCGGGTCTTGTAGATAGAAATAAAGGAATTACACTTTCATATCTTCATAAGTCAATCAAAGCACTCAACCAGTTGAGAATGATTGAGGATGCTTTAGTCATCTATCGTTTAAGTAGAGCACCTGAGCGTAGAATTTTCTATATTGATGTTGGTAACCTGCCTAAGGTTAAGGCAGAACAATATCTGCGTGATGTTATGCAGAGATATCGTAATAAACTTGTGTATGATTCTAGCACTGGTGAGATTCGTGATGACAAAAAGCATATGAGTATGCTTGAGGATTTCTGGTTACCACGTCGCGAAGGCGGTAGAGGAACAGAAATTTCTACACTACCTGGTGGACAAAACCTAGGAGAAATCACAGATATTGAGTATTTTAAGAAGAAATTATTTAGAGCACTCAACGTTCCCCCATCTAGAATGGATGGTGAAGGTGGATTTAATCTGGGTAGATCATCTGAAATTCTTAGAGACGAACTGAAGTTTACTAAGTTTGTTGGACGTTTGAGAAAAAGATTCTCAAATATGTTCAATGATATGCTTAAAACTCAACTTATCTTGAAGAACATCGTTACTCCAGAAGACTGGAATAAGATGAGTGAGCATATTCAGTATGATTTCCTATATGACAATCATTTCTCAGAACTCAAAGATACTGAGTTGATGAACGAAAGACTGAATCTTCTACAAACTTCCGAACCATATATTGGCAAGTATTATTCTCAGGATTATGTTCGTCGTAAAATCTTGCGTCAAACTGATATGGAAATTATCGAGCAGGATAAGATTATTGCAGAGGAAATAAAGAAGGGAATTATTCCTGATCCCGCAACAATTGACCCTGCAACTGGATTGCCTTTTGCTGAAGAAGACCCAGCAGTTGAGCAAAATATTTCAGCACCAATGGAACCAGATATTGATGGGAGTTCTACTGAAGCACCAGAAATGCCAAAGGGTGGAGAGATTTAGTATAAATACCGGTAGTATATCATACTTATTATAAATGGAAGAACTTCTAGATATGATGGTTACTGATGAATCACCTTCCCAAATCAGTGACACCATTAAAGATTTACTCTATACAAAAACTGCGGCTAGAGTTGATGCTTTTAGACAAGTAGTTGCTGGTTCTACCTTTGGAGAACCAGATACAGCGATTGAAGCAGAAATGGAAACTGAAGTAGAAACCGAGGTTGAAACTGAGGAACCTACTGAGGAAGAAGAGTAATTTATAAATAAAACATAACAGTCATATAAAAATGTCTAGGACACTGATTAAAGCTGCGGAAGCGCAACTACCAACTACAACAGGTGCAGCGACTAGTTTTGCTTCGGCAACTGCTGTTCGCTTAGTTAATACTGCTACTGGAGCAGATCATTTAGTTACTGTTGTTGAAACTCAAAGCGGAACAGTAGTTGGTTCTTTTACAATAATTAGAGGAACCGTAGAGGTTTTGGAAAAACAATCTAGCCACTGTGTGTTTGCCGCAAATACTGCAGTAAAAGGAGCACAAGTAGGATTTACCAACTAAAGAAATGAAACTTATCACAGAAGAAATCGAACAGGTAGAATTTATCGTTGAACAACGCAACGGTAAAAAGAACCTGTATATCGAAGGTGTTTTCCTTCAGGGTAACATTCAGAACCGTAATGGTCGGATGTATCCTATGGAAACTCTTAGAAAAGAAGTTGCTCGTTATAACGAAAGCAACATCACCTCTGGGAGAGCACTTGGAGAATTGGGTCACCCCGATGGTCCTACAGTAAACCTTGATCGCGTTTCGCATAAAATCGTTTCTCTTAAAGAGAGCGGTTCAAACTTTATTGGTAAGGCGAAAATTCTTTCTACCCCTATGGGTAAGATTGCAGAATCCCTTATTAGTGAAGGTGTGAAACTTGGCGTTTCTTCGCGTGGTATTGGTTCACTAAGACCATCAAGAGAAGGCGTAAATATTGTTGGCGAAGATTTTATGCTCGCCACTGCTGCAGATATTGTAGCAGATCCTTCTGCTCCTGATGCTTTCGTTGAAGGCATTATGGAAGGTAAAGACTGGGTATGGGACGGTGGTATTCTCCGCGAAAAATTTGCAGAGAGGACCTATGCCCAAATTAATACATTAGTTGATACCAAACAATTAGAAGAGAATAAATTATTCTTATTTGATCAATTCCTTTCTAATTTATAAAATTATAAATAAATATAGATTAAAATCAGAGGTAATCGGAGAGTTCAAATGTCTCGTGGAAAATCATTACAAGAAATGGAAGTAAAGACACAGCAATCCCGTACTGCAGTTAACGCTGGTGCGAAG